GTGGCAGGCTACCGCCGTGGCTGCTCCGCACTACATCGCGTATGAGTTTGCTACGCCAAAGGACGTGTACGAGGTTCACTTTGTGGGCGGTAACCTAGGAGGTATAGCAGACCTGTTCTCTATCGACTTCTCCGACAACGGCTCTACGTGGACTGAGTACTTTAGTAGCAGCACGGGTTGGGCCGCTGCTGACCTGTCTCGCACTGTAGACTTCTCCTGACCATGCGCTCTTCTATAAACAGACTAGACGTAGGATTGAGTGCCTTTAGAGGTACTGGCGGTTCTGGGCCCGCGTTTACTCCGAGCAACCTGTTTGCTTCTGGGGAACAGGGGGTCTGGTATGACCCCAGTGACTTCTCCTCCATGTTTCAGGATGCGGCCGGCACGATACCAGTAACTGCGACTGGGCAGCCAGTAGGCCGTATCAACGACAAGTCGGGGCGTAGCAACCACGCTACTCAGGCTACTGCAGCATCACGCCCGCTACTTCAGCAGGCTGGGGGATTTTATTACCTAGACTTTGACGGAGTAGATGACTCTCTATCCGCAGCAGCTGTACCACTGACAAATACAACCCAGCACTTTGCTGTAGCGTATCTACTAGATGTGACAACAGCTAACTTTTTATTAGACTATAGCGACGACGCAGCTGGAGATTTCTGGGTTCTCGAAACACAGTTTGGTGGAGATACTAGAACTAGATTTTCTGACGGCACGCTGTCGCAGGCAAATGCTGTAGCCGCGTCGCCAATCAGCACCAAGCTACTATGTGATTCGGCGCTAAACAGCCTTGCAGGCACAGCGGCTGGAACTATACAGCAGGTCGTAAACGGCGGGGCACCCACATCTGGGAACGGGCTGCTAACAGGAAATGGTCTGCCGGCTAGAAACCTAATTATAGGTAAAAATGCTGGCTCAACAGTGCTCTTAAACGGGCGAGTATACAGCGTATGTGCGATAAATAGAGCCCTGTCAGGACCAGAAAGGACCTCCTTACTGGCGTTTATGCAAGTTAAGCTGGGGGCCTGACTATGACACTTTGCGCAATTGTTACTGTAGCAAACCTTGACGCGGCTAACGCCGCACTACAGGTTGCTGGCTACGGCCCCCGTAACTTCTCCGTACCTGCCTATGCAGGCCCGCTGCCTACGCACGCCGCCATGCACACGTGGGGTGATGCAGCTCTTGAGACAGCCGTAAAGGCGTTACCGGGTGTAGTGTTTAACGACCAGCCCGGAGAGCCTACAGCTCGCACGCTTGCACTAATAGAATCGCAAGGAGCGGACTGGGGAGCCCAAGCTCCGCCGCTTCCTGTAACAGGTGACGCCCTAGCTAATACAGTGTACCGCTACGGTGACAACGAGCTGTGGTGGGTTATCACTACGTTTAGCCGCACTACCTTTTCTGGACCTCCTGCGACTTATCCGGCCCTGATTCGCCGCGCGCGGGTGCCGGGACAAGTCCAGCCTTGGGTACAGCCTATAGACCAGTTCGATGCCTACAAGCTAGTCAACCCCTTTACTGGTCAGCCCGACAAGGTCAGCCATCTAGGCCAGACGTGGCAGGTATCGCAGGCAGACGGCGGCGGTAACAACGTGTTTGAGCCAGGCGTGTTCGGCTGGGTGGTAGTCTAATGACCTTACTACTCCCTACGTCTATCCAGAGTCTGGTAGGCCAGAAGATAATCCGCGTGGCCGTATCGCACAACCGCGAGCGGATATTCTTTGACGTGGCGGGTCTGCGCTCCGAGGGTAAGAGGGCAAGGTACGGCTATACGCTAGAGCCGGGCCAGAGAGTGGTGTCAGGTACTAACATAGTGCCTATGCTGGGGGCCACCCTGCTAGATGTGTACTCCCCAACAAGCGAGGGTACTGCTACCGATAAGATAGTCTTTACCACTAACCCTACTGGCAGCAAGTTTGAGTTTACCATATTTGTTGTTGAGCAGGGACAGACCCTAGAAGCCGTACTTTATCTGGCAGAGGATGAGGATTTCCTCATAACAGAAGACGGTGATAACCTGCAGACAGAGGACGACGAAGTCCCGGCCCCTGCTAACCTGTCTGACCAAGTCATACCAAAAAACATATTCAGCTCTAAAAATTCCGAGAGCGAGTTCTTCAGCATACACGAGGACGACTTTAACTATGGCTAATAAAAAGTTTACGCAGCTACCTGCCGTAGTCAGCGTGGTATCTGCTGACCTTGCCGCAATCGTTCAGGACGTAGCAGGCACTCCAATATCTCGAAAGGTTACGATGGCTCAGTTAGCCGCGTTCCTTGCGTCGGATTCGTCCTTTGCTGACCTATTTGTAAATGTTACCGGCGATACTATGACTGGCCCGCTCACGTTCCAGAACGGAGCGGACACAGCGTTTATCAGCCTAGGCGTGGGCGGCGACCTAAACATATCGCCGGACGACAACAACCACATTGTGTACATCAACGCGGGTACGGCCGAGGGCACTAACACCGGGCAAACTATCACGGGCCGCTTCCGGGCAGCGATGCCGATTGAGGTACGTAACAGCGCAGTCACGATTGCATCCGGTGCAACCGGTGTAGGCTCTGCTCTTATTAGGTGCAGCAACGCCTCGCCTGTCACTCTGACGGTGCGCAAGAACGACGGCACTGCCGGGCAGGATTGGCACAAAGGTAACTACTTCTCGGTCATGCAGGAAGGTGCGGGGCAGGTTACGCTAGCTCCGGCTACTGGTAACGTGGTGCTTAATAAGCCAGCAGCCCTGACGCTTAAGACGCGAGAGCAGTTCTCTGTTATTACTGCTACCCTGTATGACATCACTGGAGCGGTGGAGACTTGGGTCATATCTGGTGATGCGGAGCCCACTCCCTGATGCATTACCTATTGTACAATAGGCCGTATCTAGTAAGCGCCCCTCCGCCTAGTGGGCCTTACACCCCGTTGATAATGTTTGCTAGGGACGTTAGCGGTACTGACATCACGCCTTACTTAATTGACGAAGTTGATGGTGTGGGAGCAGCTACTACTGGCATCTCTTTTGGAGCTAACACCTCCATTGCGTCTATTCAGCTGTCACTAAACAACAGCTATGGTAGTAACTTTGTTGCCTTTCCGCTAGTTAACACGTTCTCTAACACTGCACAAGTACAGGCAGTACGCGTAGGTCCTTTTGGAGCTACTCTGATACCTGGAGCGGTAAGTGTACCCGTAACTGGTGTGGGCGACATTCTAACGTGTGTTGATACAGCTAACGACAGAATGTACACGATATGTCACGACGCTGGTACTGACGATGAGTACAAGCTAATTGCCTGCGACTTAGTCAACAACAGTATCGCCCAAGTTGGTAGCACCTTTACGGGCGCTGCAGATGGTGGTGGCACTAACTTCTTTGTGGTACGTAACATGTGGGTGGACGTTAGCGGTGACATACTATGCGCTTTCGGGCGCCCAGACACTCCCGGAACCACCTCTATGCGCGCGTTCCGCTTTAATGGCGCTACTTTCTCGCTAGTACACAGCTTAGATATAAGTGCAAACCCTAGCGGTACTGGTTTTCCTGTGCTCAACTTTGCGGACTGCTTTACAGTAAGAGATAGTGCCGACCCTGATTTTAAGATAAACGTCTACACGTATAGCAGCAGCACAGGCTTTGCCTTTGATTTTACTTACGACCCAGCGGCTCTGTTCTCTGGTACTAAGACAGGCTGCCAGCTCTACCGCGACCAGCTTACTGGGACGCTGACTATTGCCCCAGAGAATAACTCTCTGCCAGCGGATGACTTTTATTTCCGAACTATAGTGCCTTCCACAAATAGCCTCACTAGTTTAGGCTCTATTATTAACGCCGCTAACCCAAATATTGTGGGCGAGCACAGGCTGGGCAACCGCGTAATCTGGAGACCGAGCGGAGCTACAACCCGCAGGATAGCCGCATACGACGGTGCCAGCACACTTACAGATTTGCCGGACCGCTACACAGCCGGTGATGCATTCCTCACGCTGCACCCCGTCTTAAACGGAGGCTACAACTTCCAGACGTGGGACAGGAACTTTAATACCGCCTTAGCGGACCTGCAGTTTACTTACGTAGCGGACGACACCGTTTTAGCAGTAGCCGGTGCCGGCTCTTACGCATCAGGCCGGGCTACTAGAGCGTGCAGCGGCAAGTGCTATTTCTCCGCAGCTATTAGACACACAGATTCAGGCTCAGTAGTTGGTGTTGGTGTAGCCGACGCTACCGTTAATCTGACTAATACAAGTAACTACCCCGGCATTGACAACAAGAGCTTAGCAGTAGGTTCTCCTAACGGCACTACGTTCTTTAACGGAGCTAGCCTTGGTACTGTAGGCACGCTATCTGCCCCAGACCAGGTAGAGATAGCAGTTGACACAGCTACTAGAAAAGTGTGGGTGCGGCAGGAGGGTGGTGCTTGGCTTGGCGGCGGTGACCCTGCCGCCGGTACCAGCCCTACAGCAACGCTGAGCGGCACAGGAGACATATATCCGGCTTACTGGGTGTCTGACACTGGTAGCCTAGTTAATAGATTTACGACTCTTAACACAGAGCTAAGCGGTACCACAGGTACCGTTCCTAGCGGATTTACCGCAGCTAATTGGAAGTGACTACTATGAAAATATCAGAGCAGTACATAGAAGACGCACGAAAGCACGAAGGTTACCGCGAGTACGCATACCCAGACCCGCTCTCGGAGCTAGCTAAAAAGTACAAGCACCTTGACTGGGGGTTTAAGCCGGGCCGGGAGTTATTGAACTTAACTGGAGAACAGGAGTCAAAGGGGTATCCGTGGACAGTTGGGTATGGTTACACCCACGGCGTAACGCCCGACCATCGCTTCTCAAAAGAGATGGCCGAGCACAAACTGAAGGAGGTGATTCTCTTATCTGTGCGAGATGCCAAGTATCTCGTAGCTAACTTTGAGGACCAGCCGGATGCTATCAAGACTGTGCTGGTGAGTATGGCCTATAACATGGGACGTAAGAGACTGGGAGCATTTAAGAACACCCTTCGATTCTGTAAGGAAAAGAATTATCCTGCGATGGCTGATGGCATGGAGAAGTCGCTCTGGTACAAGCAGGTAGGTGCCAGAGCGCGAGAACTTGTAAAGCGAGTTCGTACCTTGAAGATTGAACCGTAACACCCATAACGTAAAGGAGAACTACAATGCCTAACATCACTAAGAGAAACAAGCTATTTAGCTTCCAGCTACTTGAGAAGCGTGCCCTAGAACTTTGGAACGGCTACATCGAAGCGTCCAACACTGTTGACCCAGCCTCGCTTGCTGCCGGTGCCTCTGGCTCTGCCTCGACCTTCTCGGTTCCGGGCGCCCGCCTTGGCGACTACGTGGTTGCCTCGTTCAGCGGCGCTACCTCTGGTCTGCAGATTCTAGCTAGCGTGTCGGCTAATGACACCGTGGCTGTGGCGTTCGTTAACCCGACTGCCGGCATCCTTGACCTTGCTTCTGGTACTGTGTTTGTGCGAGTGTTTAAGCGTCTACCGCTGTAATTTAGGAGAACATAATGTCGGATGAAGTCCTGACCCCCGCTGCAGAGAATGAGACTGGCCTGATTGCCTACCTGTTTACTAACAACGTAGCGCAGGCCCCGTTCCTACAGCAGCTGCTTGAAATGTACTACAAAGGTGCCTATACGAATACTATCGGCGTGATGTCTGCTCTTAACACTGAGACAGATAAGGAGGAGCTTCTGATTGTGGGCGTCATGCACACGCCGGAAGGTCTAACTAACACACTGCCGCTAGCCCGTATCCTAGACCCAGATGAAGTTGCTAACTACCTAGGCCCGGATGGCAAGGGTGGTTGGCTGGAGGGGGATGTTAGTGACGCGCTCGTCAACTGACTGGGCATCTATCCTCGTAGCTGAGTATGAGGCGGGAGCGGATGACGAGGAAGTCATGGCCGCTATCCGCCTCTCCCGAAAGGACTTTGCTGCTTACTACGAGGATAACGCTACGTTCCGGGAGCTAGTCGATGTTGGTCGGCTAGCTTCTGCTGCGTGGTGGAAGCGAACAGCGAGACTAAACCTGTTCAACAAGAATTTCAATTCCAGTATCTGGCTACCTGTTATGCGCCACCGCTTCGGCTGGTCTGACAAGTCTGAGCTTAATATTACTGGAGCACCGCTCTCTACTAAGAGCGACGACGAGCTGCGGGCAGATATCGCGGCCCGTATGCCGGGCCTAGCCAAGAAGCTAGGTGTAGTCAAGAAAGAGGCCGACAGCGTTGTGCTGCCGTTCTCTTCGGAGCGTAACGATGAGTAACTTAGATTTATCGGCAGCAGACGCCGCCCTAAAAGATAGGGGCAAGTTTGATTTGGCCGAGTTTAATCAGGCTGTGAAGGATATGGGCGAGGAGATTCTTGCCGGCAAGGCGGATAACCGTTCTATGCAGAACTTCCTAGCTATGATTGAAGAGCTAGAGCGCCGGGAGGCCGGGGCCGGGACAGCCAAGTGGTTTGTACCCGGCACCCCATACGGCATTGAGAACTGTCCTAAGCACAAGGCGTTCTTTGACGCCGGGGCTGAGTACAAGGAACGTATCTTCCTAGCGTCTAACCGTACCGGTAAGTCCGTTGCTGGTGCCTTTGAGCTGGCGTGCCACCTGACAGGTGAGTACCCGCTCTGGTGGGCTGGCCGTAGATTCGACCATCCTATCTCGGCGTGGGCTGTGGGCGCTACTGCCCGCTCTACTCGAGACGTGGTGCAGCAGGAGCTGCTCGGTCCGATAGGTAACTGGGGTACCGGAATGATACCCCTAGAGAAGCTAGGCAAGACTTGGGCGCTGCAGGGAACGCCGGGCGGCCTCGACATCGCGGAAGTTAAGCACATTTCGGGCGGCATGTCCCGCGTGGGCTTCAAGAACTACGAACAGTCTATCGACACCTTTATGGGTGTCAAGCTTGATGTCATTTGGCTCGACGAGGAATCGCCGCAAAACATCTACAACGAGTCGCTGATGCGTACCATGACCACCAATGGCATCGTGCTTGTGACGTTTACACCGCTTAAGGGCCTCACTCCCTTCGTGGTTAACTACCTGAGCAAGGCTACATTCCTTGCGGGTGCTAGACCTATCACCGTACCGGCTAACGAGAATGGTGACGACGAGGGCGAGGACGGTAGATTTAAGGACCTAGTCCGGTCTAAGGCAGTGATTCAGGCCGGTTGGGATGACGCTCCTTGGCTAGAAGACGACCAGAAGGCTAAGATGTTGGACGATACAGCCCCACATCTGCGTGCCGCACGTTCAAAGGGTATACCGGCTATGGGTTCGGGTAACGTTTACCCCGTACCGTTCGAGGAAATCTCGTGCAAGCCGTTCAAAATACCTGACCATTACAAGAGAATGTACGCCCTAGACGTGGGCTGGAACAAGACGGCAGCTTTGTGGGCCGCAATTGACCCGGATACGGACACAATCTATATCCACGACGAGCATTACATGGGTGAGTCCCCGCCGGCTGTACACGCCGCTGCCATTAGAGGGCGCGGAGAGTGGATTCCCGGCGTCATTGACCCAGCCTCGAGGGGCCGCAGCCAGATTGACGGGCTAAACCTGTTCCAGATTTACCGCGACATGGGCCTAAAGCTCAACAAAGCTAACAACGAAGTAGAGAGCGGCATCGCCCACGTGTGGGCACTGCTGTCTACGGGTAAGCTAAAGGTGTTTTCTAACCTGACAAACCTGCCAGCCGAGTACCTTATCTACCGAAGAGACGACAAAGGCCGCATCATCAAGGAAAAGGACCACCTTCTTGACTGTCTGCGGTACATAGTTAACAACCAGATACGTGCTATGGCTAAACGCACCGTACTAAATAGAGGAGTTGGGGATGGAAGCCGTACCTATGACATCTGAAATGGACGACGCTCCCCTGACGGACGAGCAGAAACTGCAGGCGGAGCTAGAGTTAGTCGAAGAGGCTAAGGCTAGGGTCGCTAGAGACGCTGCATTTGATAGCCTAGCCCGTTCTATAGAGACTAGGTTCTTCCAGAGAGCTGCTCGCCGCAAAACTAAGGAGTCCCAGTGGCTAAAAGCTACGGAACTGTACCTAGGTAACCTAGTTCGCAGTCCTAGCACTACGTCGGACCAGCCTTTTGGCGGTGCTGACGCGTCTAGCCGCCCGTACTACAACATTGTAGCCAGCAAGTGCGACATTGCCATCGCTCAGTCGGTGGATATGCAGTTTGCTGGCGGCGAAAAGAACTGGTCGCTGGGTCCTGGCCCCAATAACCGTGACCCTAACAACTCGGAACGTGCCCGTCTCATGGAAAAGGAGATTGAGGCGCAGCTAGAGCGGTGCGGGTACGGCAAGAAGACACGCAGAGCTATCGAAGACCGCGTTATTATCGGCAGCGGTATCCTTAAGGGTCCGGTTAACACCGGAAAGCTGTACACTACGTATGCCCCTATACCGGGTACCGACACTTGGATGCCTACTCCGTCGGTTGACAAGACCCTCTCCATAGAATGGGTTAATCCGTGGTTCTTTTTCCCCGATGACAGCGTCAATGACTTCTGCAAGGTGGGCGATACCATCGAAGTGCACCCTTGCTCGGCTATAGAGCTAAAGAAGTGGCGCCATCACCCCGGCTTTATCGCCGAGGCGCTAGAAGAGGCCCTGAAGGCTAAGCCGGAAGAGTACCTAATCCAGTCTTACACAGACTACAGCCACATTACTGACACTAATCCGTACCTGTTCAAAGAAAAGTACATGGTATTGGAGTATCACGGCCCTATCTCGGCTGATGAGCTGGCTATGCTGTCTATTGAGCCGCCTGCCTACGACCCCGTTAACGAGGAGTACTACGGTGAGGTCTGGGTGTGCGCCGGTAAGGTCATCCGCATAGAACTAGAGAACATTGAGGCGTCCTTTGAGGTGCCCTACGCCCTATCTACATGGAAGAAGGACCCGTCTTCGGTGTTCGGCTTCGGTGCCCCGCTACTTATGCAGGATTCGCAGCGTGTGGCCCGCGAAGTATGGCGAATGGTGCTGGATAACGCCAGCCTGTCGTCTGGTCCGCAGCTAGCTATGCACAGGACCTACGTTGAGCCGCAGGACGGCAGCTGGGAGCTGCGGCCTAACAAAGCGTGGAACCTACTTGACTCTGCAGTGGACGTAGAGAAGGCTATTCAGTTCTTTAACGTGCCTAACATGACATCCCAGCTACTGCCCATCCTAGATGTTGCTAGAGGCATGGCTGAGGAAGAGTCCATGATGCCCATGATTTCGGCTGGGCTGGGCGGAGCTGACGTTCAGGAGTCTGCCTCTGGCGGGCTGATGATGCGTGAGGCCGCTACGACCATAGTCGACTTCCTATCTGAGGACTGGGACGATAACGTCACCGAAAAGCTGATTCGCCGCTCGTATGGCTGGAATATGCAGTACAATCCGTTAGCGGATATTAAGGGGGAGTACGTTGTAGACGTACGTACCGCTACTGAGTTCAAGAACAAGCAGATGCACGCCCGCGACCTTGAGCGTCTAAGCATGGAGGTCAGCCAGAACCCGCAGGCGGCCATGCTGGTCAATCAGGAAGAGCTGTACCGG